AATGTAGGTGACAAAGTTCTGTTTGGGGAGTATTCTGGACAGACTATTAAGCACGAAGGCAAAACATACCTTGCCATGCGTGAAAAGGACGTGATTGGAGTCTTTGATGGCGTATAACGGTGAAATGGCGACAGTCGGCAAAGTAGCCGACGGTAATCAGCCCAAAGAGGAAATGCTGTCCACAATGCGGCAGCGCCTGAATGTCGCCATTGCTGCGCTTTCAGATTCCCGTGAAGACGAGCTTGATGACCTGCGTTTTTACGCCGGTTCGCCAGATAACCAGTGGCAATGGCCGTCAGACGTGCTTGCCACCCGTGGTGCCGTGCAGGGTCAGACGATCAACGCACGCCCTACGCTGACCATCAATAAGCTGCCGCAGCACGTTCACCAAGTTACCAACGATCAGCGCCAGAACCGCCCATCGGGTAAGGTCATCCCTGCTGATGACAAGGCTGACGTTGAGGTAGCCGAGATTTTCAATGGCGTTGTGCGCCATATCCAGTACATTTCCGATGCTGATGTCGCTTATGACACAGCTTGTGAAAACCAAGTCGCTTACGGTGAAGGCTACATTCGCATCCTGACCGAATACTGCGATGAAGGTAGTTTTGATCAAGACATTAAAATTGCCCGTGTACGCAACAGTTTCAGCGTTTACATGGATCCGCTGATTCAAGATCCTACGGGTGCCGATGCCAAGTGGTGTTTCATCACTGAGGACATCACCCGTGAAGAATATGAATACCTTTACCCTAACGCAGCACCAATCTCGACGCTTCAGACGCTAGGTGTTGGCGATCAACAGATCAGCCAATGGATCGGTGAATACACGGTTAAGATTGCCGAGTATTTTTACATCGACTGTAAGAAAAAGAAGCTGAACCTTTATCCAGACAACGTGACTGCCTACGAAGGCAGCTTCGAGGATAAGCAATTGAAGGCTGTTTATGGCCGTCCACTGCGCTCCCGCGAGTCTGAGATGAAGAAGATCATGTGGGTTAAGACTAACGGCTACGAAGTGCTGGAAGAGCGCGAATGGGCTGGTAAGTGGATCCCTGTGGTTCGCGTAGTCGGTAACGAATTTGAAGTGGAAGGCCGACTGTACGTTTCCGGTCTGGTCCGCAACGCCAAAGATGCCCAGCGTATGTACAACTACTGGGTATCGCAAGAAGCCGAAATGCTGGCTCTGGCACCGAAAGCGCCGTTCATCGGCTACGGTGGTCAGTTTGAAGGCTACGAGATGCAGTGGAAAACGGCCAATACGAATAACTGGCCGTATCTGGAAGTCAATCCAGACGTTACCGATGGTCAAGGTCAGACTCTCCCGTTGCCGCAGCGTGCTCAGCCGCCAATGGCGTCTAGCGGCCTTTTGCAAGCCAAAGCTGGCTCGTCGGAAGATATTAAGTCAGCCACCGGTCAATACAATGCTTCGCTGGGTATGGGTTCGAATGAGCGCTCCGGTAAAGCAATTCTGGCTCGCCAACGCGAATCAGATACCGGCACCTATCACTATGTCGATAATCTTGCCCGTGCTGTACGTCACGTCACCCGTCAACTGGTGGATCTGATCCCGAAGATTTACGATACTCAGCGTATCGCTCGTATCATTGGCGAAGATGGCGAAACCAGCATGGTTAAGCTGGATCCAAATCAGCCAGAGCCAGTCAAGAAAATCGTGGACAATCAAGGGATTGTAATTGAAAAAATCTACAATCCTGGCGTTGGTAAGTATGATGTGGTCGTTACCACTGGTCCTGGTTATGCCACTAAGCGTCAAGAGGCTCTTGAGGCAATGGCTCAGCTGCTGCAAGGTAATCCTCAGCTCTGGCAGGTTGCTGGCGATCTGTTCGTTAAGAACATGGATTGGCCTGGCGCTCAGGAAATGGCAAAACGCTTTGAGCGCACCATTGATCCTAAGATCCTTGAAGCTGGTGACGAATCTCCTGCCCTTCAGGCCGCTCAGCAACAAATGCAGGCAATGGGTCAGGAAATGGAGCAGATGTATCAGATGATTCAAAACTTCAGCAAATCGCTTGAAGTACAGGATCAACAGCGTAAAGACTACGAAGCTGAAATTAAGGCATATCAAGCCGAAACGCAGCGCATCTCGGCTGTTCAGGCTGGTATGAGCGAAGAGCAGATTCAGGATATTGTGATGGGTACGATTGCCGCAGCTCTGGACACTGGCGACTTAATCGGCGGCGCTCCTGAGCGTGAAATGATGGAACAAATGCCGCAACAAGGTCAAATGATGCCACCTGAAGGGATGCCAAATGAAATGCAATGATTTTATCGGGATGCTGTTTTTAGCCCGTGACGTGACTCACTCGGTACATCTAAACACCCGAAGTTACGCTAAACACGTTGCGTTGGGTGCATTTTACGATGAGATCGTTGAGCTGGCTGACGGGTTTGCCGAAGCATATCAAGGGCGTCACGGTCTAATCGGACCAATTAGCCTGATGTCGGCTAAAAAGACCAACAACATCGTAGAATTTTTGACCGATCAGCTTCAGGAAATTGAAGCCGGTCGTTATGAAATTTGCAAAAAAGAAGATACACCGTTGCAGAATCTGATTGATGGTATTATTGAGCTATATTTATCGACGCTCTATAAATTAAGGTTCTTAGCGTGAAACGACAAGAAGCAAAAGACCTCGGATTAGACAAATACAACACGGGAAAGCCGTGTAAGAGGGGTCATTTTGCTGATCGATATACGAAAAGCGCACAGTGTATCGAATGTGTCAGAATCCAATCGGTGGCGTGGAGACTTGAGAATCCAGAGAAGCATTCGCAGTCGATGCGAAAGTGGTTGGAAAATAACCGAGAGCTTCATGGCACGCGTGTTAAACGCTGGCAAGCTGCCAATAAGGATAAAGTCAAAGCTGATGCGAAAGCATGGGCAAAAGCCAATCCTGATAAAGTAGCTGCTAAGAAAAAACGATGGATAGCTAAAAATCCGGCAACATATACGGAATTATCGGTAGCAGGTGTAGCCAGACGCGCAAAACGTGTTCCTAAATGGAATACGAAAGATGATAGATGGATGATGCGCGAAGCGTATAAACTTGCTAAACTTCGCACAGAGATGTTCGGGTTTATTTGGGAAGTTGACCATGTAATCCCTCTTCGTGGTGACATTGTTTCAGGGCTGCACGTTCCTACGAATTTGCAAGTAATTCCTAAATCATCAAATCGCGAAAAGCGAAACCATTACTTAATCTAAGGACTAATCATGGCTATTTACAAACAAGGCGCAGCTGACGCGCAAATCAAAATCGGCGGCGGTAAGCTGTTTGGTGTGTTCGTATCCAGCACTTCCAGTGGCACTTTTACCCTGTATGACAGTGCAACTGCCAGCACCAGCGATCCTAAGATTGCAGCCACAGTGACCCCAGCTGCTGGTGGTCAGTATCTGAGCTTCCCTGCTGGCATCTGGTTTAGCAACGGTCTGTATATCGACATTGCAAACACCATCGAATACACCGTCGTTTACGAATAATCGGATACCATCATGTCAGTGTTCATTTCCTCTACCGCTGGCGCAGCTGCTCAATTTTTTGATAACAGCGGTAATGTGCTGACAGGCGGCAAGATTTATACCTATGCCGCTGGTACAACCTCCCCAGTATCAACATACACATCGTCAACTGGTCTGTATGCCAATACCAATCCGATCATCCTTGATTCGGCTGGACGTGTGCCAGAGGAAATCTGGTTTGCTGAGAACCAGACGTATAAGTTTGTACTGACCGACGCTGACGATGTGCTGATTGGCACATGGGATAATCTGGTATCAGTTAATGAAATTGTAGATGGATCGATTACCACGGCTAAACTGGCCGATGGTGCTGTAACGACCATCAAGATCGCTAACGCCAATGTGACTACGGCTAAGATTGCTGAATCTAATATCACAACAGCATTGATTGCCGATTCTAATGTGACTACGGCCAAGATTGCCGATCTAAATGTAACGACCGGTAAACTGAACGATAACGCAGTCACAACTGTCAAAATCACCGATTCTAATGTGACTACGGCTAAAATCGCCGATGCAAACGTAACCACGGTTAAGATTGCTGATGCCAATGTAACACCTGCTAAATTGTCTCAGCCGTACACGGTTGATACAGCAGAACTGCTGTCCGGCACCAGCGTAACATTTACTGGCATCCCTTCATGGGCTACGGAAATCACCGTTTCCTTTTTTGACGTAACTATTAGCGGCACTTCTCGCATAAGCCTGAATGTCGGCACAGATAGTGGCATCATACCGTCGAACTACAAAGGAACAGCGATTGATCTTGCCAATGGCGTACTGGTCACTGGTACCAACTTCAGCACTTATTTGACAGTTTGTGAAAATCTGACAGACGCGATTAACCGTCAAGGTATCGCCAGACTGGTCAAAACAAACAACGATACATGGACATATTCATGTAATTGCTCGACCTCTAATGATTTTGCTGCTGTAACTGTAGCCGCCGGTAGCATCGACGCGGGTGCAACTCTTACACAGATCCAATTTAGCACTCCGAGCACCTTTACTGGTGGTACGGTAAACATTTCGTATCAGTAGTTGACATACACATTGTAATGTGTAACATCTGCATTAACCGTACTGGTCCGGTAGGCCAGGGAATCTAAGGATTCAAAAATGAGTGATATAGAATTAGCGGGTGAAATTCCCGTGCCGGAACAGGTTGTAACGGCTGCACCTGAACCCGAAGTTTCTTCGCCGGAAGTAGCTGAAACCCAGCAACCAGAAGAACAACCTGCTGCGAAAACATTCACACAGGATGAACTGGACGCTGCAATCGGCAAGCGACTCGCAAGAGAGCAACGTAAATGGGAACGAGAGCAGTCTCAACGCCAAGCGGAAGCGGAAGCACTGAGAAAGCCTGTTGATATTCCTCCTGCTGATCAATTTGAATCACCTGAGGCTTATGCCGAAGCATTGGCAGAGCGCAAGGCAGAAGAATTGATTCGCCAGCGAGAGATTCAGAAACAGCAAGCTGCAATCGTAGAAAGCTATCACGAGCGTGAAGAAGAAGCTCGGAGTAAATATGATGACTTTGAACAAGTCGCATATAACCCGCAGCTGCGAATCACGAATGTAATGGCCGAGACGATTCAATCCTCAGACGCTGGACCTGATGTAGCTTACTACCTCGGATCTAACCCTAAGGAGGCTGATCGTATCTCCAGAATGTCGCCTTTCTTGCAAGCCAAAGAAATCGGTCGGATCGAAGCCAAACTGGCAGCTGAGCCGGTCACTAAAAAAACATCTAGTGCTCCCGCACCTATTGCTCCTGTAACAGCCCGTACTTCCGGTACACCTTCTTATGACACGACTGACCCGCGCTCAACTAAAACAATGAGCACATCTGAGTGGATTGAGCAGGAACGGCTGCGCCAGATCAAGAAGATCGAAGCACAAAGAAACCGCTAATCTCATTTGAAAGGATTTACCATGTCGAATAGTATTTTAACCATTGACATGATCACCCGTAAGTCTCTCGAAATCCTCGAGAACAACCTGGTGCTCACCCGTAACGTGAACCGTCAGTACGACGACAGCTTTGCTGTTGAAGGTGCTAAGATTGGTTCGACTCTGCGTATCCGCCTGCCTGACCGCGCTCTGGTAACTGACGGTGCCGCTCTGCAAGTTCAAGACGACAATGAACAGTACACAACACTGACAGTTGCCTCGCAAAAGCACATCGGCGTGAACTTCACATCTGCCGAACTGACAATGCAATTGGACGACTTCGCTGAGCGTGTTCTGAAGCCTCGTATCAGCCAGCTGGCCTCGTCGATCGATGCTGACGTTGCTAACGCATACAAGACCATCGGTAACTCGGTTGGTACCCCAGGTACTACGCCATCGACATCGCTGGTTCTGCTGCAAGCTCAACAAAAGCTGAACGAAAACGCTGCCGTTATGTCGCCACGTTATGCCACCGTCAACCCAGCTGCCAACGCAGGTCTGGTTGAAGGCATGAAGGGCCTGTTCAACCCAACAGACACGATCTCGAAGCAATTCAAGAACGGCATGATGGGTACAGGCGTTCTGGGCTTTGACGAAATCAACATGAGCCAGTCGATCAAGCAATTCACGACCGGTACTCGTGCTGCTACAGGCACCGTAACTGGCGCTGCCGTTACAACTGAAGGCGCTACTTCGCTGACGCTGACTGTTGGTTCGGGCGAAACGATCGCTGTTGGTGACGTGTTCACTATCGCTAACGTGTACGCTGTCAACCCACAGACTCGTGAATCGACCGGTTCGCTGTTCCAATTCGTTGCTCTGGCTTCTTCGACTACGACTACGACTGCTACCGTTACCGTTGCTCCGATCTACTCGGCAAACAACGCTCTGGCTACCGTTAATACGCTGCCTGCCAGTGGCAAAGCTGTCGTGTTCGTCGGCGCTGCTTCGACTCAGTACGCTCAGAACCTCGTTTACCACAAGGACGCTATTACGTTTGCCACCGCTGACCTTCTGCTGCCGCAGGGTGTTGACATGGCTTCGCGTGCTGTTCACAACGGCATCTCGCTGCGTGTTGTACGTCAGTACGACATCAACAACGACCGTATGCCTTGCCGTATCGACGTTCTGTACGGTTACAGCGCAATCCGTCCGCAAATGGCCTGCCGTCTGTGGGGCTAATCTGAATTGGGGGCTTCGGCCCCCATTCTGAATCAAATTTAGAAAGGAAATATTATGGCTCTTCCTAATGGTGCAGGTCCGTATCAGTTTTCTGACGGTAATCTGAACGCAGCAAAATCGCTGGGCGGTACAATCCTTCTGTCGGATACCGGCGCTGGTCTGTACTTCCTGACGACTGCTGTTACAGCTAATTCGACTACCACTGACGCTCCGGCTGGTTCGATTGGTGTTACAACCAATGCTACCGGTCTGGGCAAGCTGTTCATCTCGAACGGTTCTAAGTGGCAATTCGCTGTTGTTGCTTAACTAGCAAGACGGGGGTGTTAAGCCCCCTTCTCATAAATATGCCTATTATCTATTTGAAACATCCCATTCACGGCGCAAAAGTTGCAACAATGGAAATGGAAGCTGAATATGATGAACAAAACGGCTGGGTGCGTTATAATCCAGACGAAATCATCGAAACACCGGATTTTCTAAAGCAACCAGAAGAATCGGTAAACCAACTGACTGCTCCGAAAAAAGGGCGTCCGCGCAAAACTGTAGAGGTCTAAAATGGCTACCACCGCATACGATCAGATTGTTGCTGCATTACGCTTAATCGGACAACTTGCGGAAGGTGAAACCCCGTCTGCGGAGACCGCAAACGATGCTCTCAATGCCCTCAATCAGATGATTGATAGCTGGAATACAGAGCGTTTAGCCGTATTTTCGACTCAGGATCAAGTTTTCACTTGGCCTGCTGGCGCAATTAGAAAAACTCTTGGTCCTACGGGCGACTTTGTAGGCAACCGTCCAATTCTGGTAGATGATGCGACTTATTTCAAAGTCGGTACCGTGTCTTACGGGATCAAGCTGATCAACCAGCAAATGTATGACGGCATTGCCGTTAAAACGGTCACATCGACTTATCCACAAGTCATGTTCGTCAATATGACGTATCCTGACATTGAGATGTATGTGTATCCAGTACCAAACACGGCTCTGGAATTCCACTTTATTTCGGTGGAAGAGCTGACCAAACCGGCTTCTCTTTCAACCGAGCTGCACTTCCCGCCTGGCTATCTGCGTGCGTTTAAGTACAATCTGGCTTGTGAAATCGCCAATGAGTTTGGCATTGAGCCACCGGGTACTGTGCAGCGCCTCGCCATCACCAGCAAGCGTAATCTGAAGCGCATCAATAATCCTGACGACATTATGTCAATACCGTATCCTCTGGTTGTTCGCCAACAGCGTTTCAGCGTCTATGTCGGTAACTACTAATGAAAACCCCGATCCTTGGCTCTAGCTATGTTGCCCGTAGCGTCAATGCTGCGGACAATCGGATGGTTAATCTTTTTCCAGAAGTTATTCCAGAAGGCGGTAAAGAAGCTGCATTTTTGAATCGTGCTCCTGGTATGCAACTTTTGCAAACCATTGGGACTGGTCCAATTCGCGCTCTTTGGTCACATCAAACCTTTGGTGCCGATTTTTATGTTGTATCTGGCGAAGAGTTTTATCAGGTTGATGGGTTGACCGCAACGCCGCGCAAACTAGGTGATGTGTCTGGCACAGGTCCGGTATCAATTGCTGATAACGGTATTCAGCTGTTCCTTGCCTGCGGTGCCGAAGGATTTATTTACAACGAGCAAACCGACGTGTTTGCCAAGATTACCGATCCTGACTTCCCGGGTGCTACCACTGTTGCTTATCTGGATGGTTATTTTGTGTTCAATGAGCCAAATAGCCAACGAATCTGGGTTTCTCAGTTGCTGGACGGTACCTCGGTAGAACCGTTAGATTTCGCCAGTGCTGAAGGTTCGCCTGATGGTGTGGTCGGTGTTATCACGGATCACCGTGAACTGTGGGTGTTTGGTACAGATACTACCGAAGTCTGGTACGACTCAGGCGCAACGGATTTTCCGCTTCAGCCAATCCAAGGTGCGTTCAATGAGGTCGGCTGTGCCGCGGCGTTTTCCATTGCCAAAATGGACAATCGGATCTTCTGGCTTGGTACCGACCCACGCGGTAAAGGTATTGTGTATGCCGCCGAGGGGTACAAAGGTCAGCGTATCTCAACCCATGCTGTCGAGTGGCAGATTCAGCAATATGCCGACATCAATGATGCTGTGGCTTATACCTACCAGCAAGAAGGTCACTCCTTCTATGTATTGAATTTCCCATCAGCTAATGCGACATGGGTTTACGATGCTGCAACCCAAATGTGGCATGAACGCGCTGGATTCGAGTATGGTGAATTCACCCGCCATCGCTCTAACTGCATGTGTAATTTCCAAGGCAACATTGTTGTCGGGGATTATCAAAACGGTAACATTTACATTCTTGATCTGAACTTGTATGCTGATGGCACTTATGTACAAAAGTGGCTTCGGTCATGGCGTGCCGTTCCTACAGGTCAAAACAATCTAAATCGTAGCGCTCATCATAGCCTTCAGCTGGATATGGAAACCGGTACAGGCTTTGTTACTGATTCGGATTATTTGCTAACCGAATCTGGGGATTTTCTGCTAACTGAAAGTGGTTACTACATTGTAACAGCCGACTCAACTGATGCTTATGGCGATGAGCCGAAAGTCATGCTGCGTTGGTCAGATGATGGCGGTCACACATGGTCGAATGAGCACTGGGTTGCCGTTGGTAACACTGGTCAATATGGTAAGCGTGTAATCTGGCGTCGTCTGGGTATGACTGAAAAACTGCGTGACCGAGTCTATGAGGTTTCTGGAACGGATCCGATGAAGATCATCATTCTTGGTGCAGAACTTCACGCGAGTTTGACAAGTGCCTAATCCAAACATCACCAATATCACGCCACCACGAGTGGCGATGATTGATGAAAAAACAGGCTACGTCTCTCGGGAATGGTACCGTTTTTTCTACAATGTGTTTATTGCCATTGGTGGTCAAAATCAAGGCACGATTCAAGTTGTTCAAGGCGGTACTGGTACCAGCCAGCTTCCTACAAACGGGGATCTGCTGATCGGTAATGGTCAAACTGATACCTATGCCGTTAGCCAGCTTACGGTTAGTGACGGTCTGTCTAAATCCGTAGCTCCGGGTTTTCTTCAGCTTACCAATACTGGCGTGCTGTCGATTGACGGTGATACGACTGGATTGACTCCTACTGGAGCGACTGCTGGTAATGTGGTTTTGGGTGGCGTTCTCAATGAGACGCACGGCGGTACTAATCAATCTAGCTACGCAACTGGTGATACGCTGTATGCCAGCTCGGCAAATACACTGTCAAAACTAAGCAAACCGTCAGCAACCGCAATGCTGACAATGAATAGCTCAGGATCCCCAACTTGGAAAGTACCTAAATATGGCGCTTTCCATGATACAACTGCGTCTCAAACAGCAGCTGCAAATACCCCTACGGTCATTACATATAATGCTACCGATTATTCAAACGGTATAAGTATTGGTACGCCGCCATCGAGGGTTGTGGTAGATACCGCAGGCCTATACAACATTCAGTTCAGTATTCAGCTTACAAACAGCAACGTGTCGATTGACGATGTGGCGGTCTGGTTGCGGGTAAATGGCAACGATGTCGCCAATACAGCCAGCTGGGTCGCAGTTCCTGGTAAACATGCAGGGATTGACGGAAGCCTGATTTTGGCGCTAAATATCTTTTATCAGTTTGCGGCAAATGATTATTTTGAGCTGGTGTGGATGACTGTAAACGGCACAACCTCAATCACAACTATTCCTGCCAGTGGTGTGGCTCCGGTTCATCCGGCATCCCCTGGTGTAATTCTCACAGTTTCCGACAATATCGCAGCATAAACATTATGACAATTACAGAACAATTCAAACAAGAAGAAGGTCGATTCGATGTTGATCCTGGCACAATTCATCATTTTTCAAGCGGCGTATATGCTAAGCAAATGAGTCTGCCTGCGGGATACACGGCAATCAGCCACTCGCACAATTACGATCACCTGAGCATCCTTGGAAAAGGACGTGTCATTGTCCGCACAGACGACGGTGCTCAAGAATATGTTGGTCCGGCTTGTCTGACCATCAAAGCTAATACGCATCACCAAATCGAAGCGCTTGAGGATTCTGTGTGGTTCTGCATCCATGCGACTGATGTCGTAGATGCAGCGGAAGTAGATGAAGTTTTAATTTGCAGAGATTGTTAATTAGGATAGAATGAATACAAATGCCTGTATCTGATCGGGCGAAAGGAGTCTGATATGCCTTGGGGTGCGATAATTGGTGGTGTGATCGGTGCTGGTGGTAGCATTGCTGGTGGCACAGCAGCAGCTGACGCAACTAAAGAAGCGGCAAAAATTTCTGCTGAAGCGTCTAAATACGCGGTTGATACTCAAAATGCTATGTTCAACAAGCAGATTGAGCTTCAAGAACCTTGGCGTTCGACAGGTATGCGTGCGCTTCAAGAAGCCGAGCGCGTCAAAGGATTCATGCCTGCCGCATTTACCGGCAAAGTCGATCTCACTTCTGATCCTGGCTACGCGTTCCGTCTATCTGAAGGTTTGAAAGCCCTAAATCGTAGCGCTGCTGCTAAGGGTGGCATGATTTCTGGTAGTGCTCTCAAAGCAGCTGAACGATACGGTCAAGAATATGGTTCACAAGAATACAACAACGCATATCAACGAGCACTGACTCAATACAATGCCGATGTACAACGCGAAGCCACTGGTTACAACCGACTTGCCTCGTTGGCAGGCGTGGGTCAAACCTCCGCTAACGCGCTAACCAGTGCTGCCGGTACGACTGGATCTAACATCGCTAACACCCTCATGTCGGGTGGTGCCAATCAAGCTAATGCCGCATTGTCTGGTGGTCAAGCACTGGGTAGCATGTATCAGGGTGTTGGTAACAACCTCGGATATGGTGCCTATAAGAATAATTGGACTGATGTTGGCAAAAGTCTAAGTAATTGGTGGAATAGTGGTAGTAGTGGTGGCGGTGGTAGCGGTTATACTGAAACCGACGCATCTGGTTGGGCACCATTCTAAGGATTAAATCATGGTCGGTGAAGTTAATTTCGCATTACTGGATCCCAACATGCCTGCAAAAGTAGGCACTAGCTGGATTCAAGGCGCTCAACAAGCTCGGCAAGACACAGCTCAAGAGCTTCAAAATCAAGCTGCGCTTTTGCAAAATCAAAATGCTTTAGCTGAAGCCGAGGCGTACAAGGCTGCTGGTGGCGATTACAATAAG